CTCAAGCGTGCGCGCCGCAGAAATCCGACGCTGTTTTCAAGGGGGATTCGCAATGGGACGCAAACCCAAGCCCACCGCAATCAAGATTCTGGAAGGCACCCAGCGTGGCCCTGCCAAGCGTGAGCCGTCCGCGCCGCCTGGTGCACCGCCAATGCCCGAGCGACTGCAAGCCGAGCCGCTGGCCGTGGCGAAGTGGGGCGAACTGGTTGACATCCTGTCCAAGATGGGTGTGCTGACCACAGGCGACGGCGAAGCGTTGGCCACGTTGTGCGAGGTTCACGCGGCGGCTCAGGCGTGCTTGCTTGAGCTCCGGGCCAGCGGTCCCACGATCAAGACGGATCTCGGCGGCGTGAAACCGAACCCGGCCGGCAGTCTCTACCGTGGATTGGTTGTGCTGCAGGCCAGCCTAATGGGCGAGTTCGGTTTGACGCCGAGCAGCAGGGTGAAACTTGGTACGAAAGCCGAAGCCCCGAAAGACGACCTCGAAGCGTTCTTTGCCTCCGAAGGTGCCTAGCCTGACGCCGGAAGGCGAGGCCAAGTACCGCCGGGTCGTGCGATTCTTTGAAGGCGTGCTGCGGCACTCCAAGGGTCAGCACGCCGGTGAGCACTTCAAGCTCCTGCCGTGGCAACACGACATCTTCCGAGAGTTGTTCGGCCGGCTGAAACCGGACGGCACCCGGCAGCATCGGGTTGCCTACATTGAGGTGCCGAAGAAGAACGGCAAGTCCACGCTGTTGGCCGGCATCGCTCTCTACATGCTCCTGGCCGACGAGGAGCCTGGTGCCGAGGTGTACGGTGCGGCATGCGACCGCGAGCAGGCTGGCATCATCTACCGCGAGGCCGCCGCCATGGTGCGTGCGTCCCCTGCCCTGTCCAAGGTGCTCGAGGTGGTGGACAGCCGAAAGACGATCATTCACCGGGCGAGCAACTCGTTCTATCGGGTGCTATCGGCCGATGCGTTCCGGGCTGAGGGTCTGAACATCCACGCCCTACTCTTTGACGAACTCCACGCTCAGCGGGATCGCCGGCTGTGGGATGCCCTGCGGTACGGCGGTGCCGCCAGACGCCAGCCGCTGCTGCTGTCAATCACCACGGCGGGCGAGCTCGACCGCAAGGCGCTGTGGTGGGAACAGCGGACGTACGCCGAGCGGTGCAACGCTGACCAGACGCTAGACCCGTCGTTCTACGGCTGCGTCTACAAAGCCGATGAGGCGGACGACCCGTTTGCCGAGGCCACATGGTTCAAGGCAAACCCGTCGCTGGGGCACACCATCACGGTGGAATCATTTGCCGCTGATGCGCTGGAAGCCAAGAACAGCCCCAGCAAGCTCAACTCGTTCCTAAGATATCGGCTCGACGTGGCCACAAGCTCGGACGTGCGGTGGATCCTGCCTGACAAGTGGGCGGCCTGCGGTGGCCCGTTGCGTCCGCTTGACGGCCGCCAGGCGTACGTTGGGCTGGACCTGTCGAGCACGACCGACCTGACGTGTGCCGTATACCTGTTCCCCGACGAGGACGGCACCTTCGACGTGCTGCCGTTCTTCTGGGCTGCGGCCGAGAACGCCAGCGAACGTGCGAAGCGGGACAAGGTGCCCTATCTGGATTGGGCCCGCGAGCGAAACGAGTACGGCCCGCTGTTGCGGCTGACCGACGGCAATGCCACCGACTACGACACGGTTCGGCGCGACATCAACGAAATCAGCAAACGGTTCGTCATTCGGCAGATGGGCATTGACCCGTGGAACGCTCAGCACATCAGCCAGCAACTGCAAGGGGATGGGTTTGAAATCGTAGCGTTTAGGCAGGGATACGGCAGTTTCAGTAGCCCCTGTAAGTACCTAGAGACGGCTGTGTTGTCAGGCCGCCTGCGACACGCCAATCACCCGATCCTGTCGTGGATGGCCAACAACGTAGCCATCGAAATGAACCACGCCGGCGACATCAAACCCAGCAAAAGCAAAAGCACGGAACGCATCGACGGCATGGTGGGGCTCGTTGAGGCTGTCGGCCTGTGGCAGACGGCAACGGCCCCGAAGCCCGAACAATCGTGGGACATCGTGACCATATGATCGCCAACGCCGAAACGCCCGAAGACAAGTCGTACCGCATCATTGACCTTCGCGGGAACACAGACGGCTGGAGCGACACCCCGTCTCGAGGTCCGGCCGGCGTGCGGGTCACGCCCGAGACGGCGATGCAGTGCAGCACGGTGTTGGCGTGCGTGCGGCTGATCGCCGAGAACGTGGCGGCCATCCCGTTGCACCTGTACCGGCGGCTGCCGCAGGGTGGCAAAGATCGTGCCCGTGACCTGCCGCTATACCGGCTGTTGAACCAGCAGCCCAATGGCTGGCAGACCTCGTTTGAGTTCCGGGAGATGCTGACGGCTCACGCCTGCATCTACGGCAACGCTTATGCCGAGATCCGGTCGGGCATCAAAGGTGCCGTCACCGAACTGTGGCCACTGCACCCCAGCCGGGTGAAGGTCGAGCAGCTGGAAGACGGCAGCCTGTGCTACTACTACCGCGAGCCGAACGGCATGGAAACCCGCTACCGGCAAGACCAGATGTTTCACCTGCGGTGGCTTTCCAGCGATTCCCTTACGGGCATGGTGCCGGTCACTCTGTCCAAGGACGCCATCGCCCTGGCTCAAGCCCTTGAAACACACGGCGGGGCTTATTTCGGCAACGCCTGCCGGCTGTCGGGCCTGATGGAATCCGACAACCCGATCACGGTCGAGACGGCCGAGCGGCTGCGCGAGCAGTTTGAGCGGATGCACCGTGGCCCCGACCGGGCGCATCGCACGGCGGTGCTGCCGCAGGGCGTGCATTGGAAGGACGTGCAAAGCACCAACGAGGCCAGCCAGTTTCTGGAAACCCGGCAGTATCAGGTGATTGAGATTTGCCGTGCCTACCGCGTCGATCCGTCGTACGTGCAAGACAAGACCAAGGTCGGTTACGCCAGCCAAGAGCAGGCCGCCATTGACTTGGTGCAGCAGACGCTGCTGCCGTGGTTCCGGCGTTGGGAATCGGCGATCACCCGTGACCTCGTGGCAGATGACGACACGTACTTCGCCGAGTTTGACACCCGTGGCCTGTTGCGTGGCGACCTCGCCGCCCAGGCGAACTGGCTGCAGACGATGCTGAACACCGGCATTTACTCAATCAACGAGTGCCGTGAGGTGCTCAACATGAACCCGATCGGGCCCGACGGCGATCAGCGGTACATGCAGATGAACCTGACCACGATGCAGGGGATCGCGGCCGAGGCCGCCGGAAATGCCGGCGAGCCGGTGCCTGCCGCCGACACCGCACCGCAGTCCTACACCGACCAGCTGCTGGCCGAGACGCCACCGGCACCGGAGCCCACGCCTGTGCGTGCGGCTCGGAAACCTCGAGCACCACGAAAGAAATAACGATGGAAACCGAAATCCGCAGCCTGCCGCTTCCGCTCAACGTCGAGACCCGTGAAGACGGCAGCACGCTCATTCGCGGTATGGCCGCCATGTACAAGAAACGCAGCGTTGACCTCGGCGGCTTCACCGAGGAGATCATGCCGGGCGCGTTCGACGGCGTGCTCGCCCGCGAAGGCCGCAACATCGTGTCGGCCTGGAATCACAACATGGACATGCCGCTGGGGTCGGAACGATCTGGCACGCTCAAGGTGTACAGCACCGACGACGGCCTGGGCTACGACGTGACGCCGCCGGCCACTCGGGCGGACGTGGTTGAGTTGGTGCGGCTGGGAATTGCCTACGGATCTTCGTTTGCGTTCACCATTGCCCGAGACGGCGAAGAGTGGACGAAGGACGACAACGGCAACCCGCTGAGGTACGTGCGTGCGATTGAGAACGTTTACGAGCTGGGGCCGGTTTTGAGCCCGGCGTACCCTGACTCCAGCGTGTCAGTGGCCCGCCGGTCGCTGGAGCGGTTCCTGCAGACCGATCGGCCCGCCCTAGTGGTGCCGTCGCTCAAGCGGAACGCCAAGTCCGAGAAGGCCATCCGTCGATTTCTGAGGCAGCATGGCTACAAAGTCGGGTGACGTTTGCCCTCATTGCCGCGCCGCCCGCTTGGGCGTGTATGCGTCAACCGAGCGCGGCAACGTGTGCACGCGGTATCTCCGGTGCCCGTCGTGCCGACGCACGGCCAAGCAGCTAGTGAAGTCGTGCGAAATCCGCCGGCGGTCGTTACCTAACTAGGTAACTACTTTGCAGCCGCCTTCTGCAAGGGTTGGCATGTGTGGCTCTACCGTGCGTGTAGGTCAATCACCTACCGCACACTGAGGAGCCACACACATGGCCGCCAGCCGCGTCAAGGAACTGCTCGACGAACTCGCCTCGACCCTCGCCGAACTCGGCATGATGGACGAGGCCGGTGCGGCCGAAGAGGCCGGCGAGAACACGGACGGCACCCCGGCGGATCGCTCGGCGGTCGCCGCCGTCGAGGCCCGGCAGGCCAAGTACGACGAGCTCCTGGCGAAGGCCGAGAAGATCAAGAAGTCGATCGCCGACGAGGAGACCCGAGAGGCCCGCAAGGCCGAGCTCATGAAGGCCCTGAACCGGGCCGCCCCGGTGGTCGAGACGGCCGCCCCGGCGAAGTCGGACATCCGTGCGGTCGGCTTCCGTGGCCGCCTGCGTGCGTTCAACAACGAGCGTGATGCCTACGTCTCGGGCCAGTGGCTCAAGGCGACTATCGGCAAGGACGAGCAGGCCCGCCGGTGGTGCCAGGATCAGGGCATCGAGACCCGTGACATGGGCGGCCAGGTAAACAGCCTCGGCGGCGTGCTTGTGCCCGAGGAGTTCTCCAACACGCTCATCCGGCTGGTCGAGCAGTACGGCATCGCGTCGGGCATCGCCCAGAACATCACGATGTCTTCGGACACGCTGCTTGTGCCTCGCAGGTTGACGGGCGTGACCGGCTACTGGATCGGCGAGAACACGACCATCACGACCAGCGATCCCACTGCCACGATGGTGCAGCTGGTGGCCAAGAAGCTGGCGGCTGCGACCCGCGTGAGCAACGAGCTCCTGCAGGACAATGCGATCAGCGTCGCTGATTGGCTTGCCCAGGAGTTCGGGCTTGAGATCAGCAAGCGAATTGACGAAGCCTTCTTTAACGGGACCGGCGCCGGCACGACGTACGGCGGAATCTGGGGCCTGCTTCCCAAGATCAACGACGGCACTCACACCGCTTCGATCGTGTCTGCCGCGAGCACGCACACCACGGTGGCCACGCTCGACACGAAGGATTTCAATTCGGCGCTGGCCAAGCTTCCCCGGTACGCGATCGGTTCGGCTGCCTGGTACATGCACCCGTCGGTCTGGCACAACGGCCCGGCAAACCTTGCCTTGGTCGCCAGTTCGGTCGGCGGCAACAACGCGTCGGATCTCCTCAATTTCAACAGCAAGACGCCGACGACGTTCCTCGGCCTGCCCGTCGTGTGGGCGCTGACGATGCCGACGAGCACCGACCTGTCCGCTGGCAGCATCGCTGCCGTGGTCGGCGACCTGTCGCTGTCCAGCATCTATGCGACCCGGTCGCAGATGTCGATTGCGGCGTCGGATGACCGCTACTTCGAGTACGACCAGCGGGCCTACCGGGTCACGATGCGGGCGGACATCAACCACCACTCGCTCGGCGACACTTCGACCGCCGGCCCGGTCGTGGCCCTCAAGCTCGCGGCGTCCTGAACCACCTGACCTTCCAAGGAGCTCCCAAGCATGAACCACCTTTCCGGTTCCAAGAGTGTGACGAAGGCGGCCGCCAGTGTTGCGGCGTCGGCGACCCACAGCCACGAGATCGACACGCTCGGTTTCAAGTACGCCAGCATCGACGTGGTCTATTCGCCGTTCACGGCGGCCACTTCGGCCTACGCCAGCGTCTGCAAGGTTCAGGAATCCGACACGTCGGGCTCCAGCCAGGCGGACATCAGCGGCCTGTCGGTGACGGCTGGTGCCGGCAGCACGACCGGCGCAGTGGTCGGTGCGGTGGCCCGGTTCAACGTCGATCTGCGAGGCCGCAAGCGGTACCTGACGGTCGTGACGAGCCCCGGCAACACCGTGGCGGTGGTCACGAACGCCCGGCTGTCGAAGGGCGAGACGCACGCCACCGACGCGACCTCGGCGAACGTGAACAACTACGCCAGCACCTGATCGCTGGACACGCACAGTAAAACGCCCAGAGCGGGCGGCTGGGTTCGCCCGGCCGCCCGTTTGGCGTTTTAGGAGCACACCGTGAAGGTCAACGTCGGACAAGTCGAACACGATCTGCGAGTCGAGGCCGCGTTTAGCGTGCCCCGGCTGGGGTTCCAGGATAATTTCTTCACGACCATGCAGGCCCTCATGCCGCTCGGCATCCGGCCCACCAAGTTCACAGGTGCGTTCTGGGAACAGTGTCTCGACCGCGTGCTGGTCGAAATGCTTGACCGTACCGACTGGATCCTCGTTATCGACTTCGACAGCGTCTACGAGGCCGACACCATCCAGCGGCTCATGACGGCGGCTATGGTCAGCGGCTACGACGCCGTGGCCCCGCTGCAGACGAAGCGTGACGAGGGAATGCCGATGTTCTCGCCCGAGGGGCACGACGGCACGATTGGCGTCGTGCAGTTGCCCAATTCGTGGTTTGAGGCGGTCGTGCAGCCCGTAGACACCGCTCACTTCGGGTGCACGCTGATCCGCTCGGCAGCGCTCAAGCGAACGCCCACGCCGTGGTTTCTGGGCACGCCCCGGGCCGACGGGCATTGGGGCGACTCGCAACCAGGCGAACCGACCCGTGTTGATCCTGATATCCATTTTTGGAAACAGTTCCGGGCCGGCGGCAACAAGCTCGGCCTGGCACCGCAGGTGGCCATCGGCCACGCCGAACTGAAGATCACTTGGCCCGGCCGGGATCTCAAGCCGGTGTATCAGGCCCCGTCGCATTACTGGGCCAACGGAGCGAAGCGACCGGCGGCGGCGTGGGGATCCGACGAGCATGCGGAGGCCAGCGTATGAAGGTGCGATTTATTCGTGCGTGGAAAGTGTATTGCGTCGGGGACACCATCGACGTGCCCGATGGCATGGCCACGGAACTCGTCAACACGGGCCGCGCTGTGCGTGACACGCAGCAGCTGCTCGAGACGGCCGCCGTCGAGCCGGCTGAAATGCGAACCGCAGACATTACGCCACGGAGACGCCGCAAGTGAGATACCGCAGCCTCCTCCGAGACACGCAACCCGTTGTCGAGCCGGTGACGCTGGCCGAGGCCAAGGCTCACCTGCGTATCGACAACGATGCCGAAGATGCCCTGATCCAATCGCTGATCAGCACGGCCCGGCAGTGGGCCGAGGACTACTGCGACCGCACATTCGTGTTGACGAAATGGGTGCTTCGCAGCGACTCGTTCTATGGGCAGGTGGGCAGCCCGGCCCAGTTCGGCCTGCGATCGGACGGCAACAACATTGAGGGCCGCCAAGGCGTGGTGCCCAATATGGACGTGGAACTTCCCCGGCCGCCGATGTCGCAGACCACGGGCTACACGGACGTAGAGGTGGTCTACACGCCGCTGGTGAGCGGCACGACTGCCACGCTGTCCACGACGGAATACCGGGTGGACTACAACCAGACGCCCGGCGTGGTGCGACCGCTCTACGGCAAGACTTGGCCGGGCCACCTGATGGATCAGAACAGCGTCACGATCAAGTGGTGGGCGGGCTACGGCGGTTCGGCTGGGCCGATGCCGGCTGCGGTCAAATCGGCCGTCCTGATGCTCGTGGCACACCTCTGGCGCAATCGTGAGATGACCGCCGAGGCGGCCCTGACCGAGGTGCCGATGGGCACCAAGGCCTTGCTCGACACGCTGCGGTGGGGGAGTTACCGCTGATGCCACTGGACGCTGGCAAACTGTGGGCACGGGTGACCGTGCAGCAGCAGACGCAAGCCCGCAATGATGTCGGCGAGACCACGCTGACGTGGGCGGACTACGCCACGGTCTGGGCGGACGTGCGATCGCTGGGCGGGCGTGAGGCCGAGCGGTACGCCGAAACCATCGGGCTGAGCACCCACAAGGTGACGATCCGGTTTCTGGACGGGCTCACCTCAAGCATGCGAGTGATCTACAACGACCGCACGCTGGAAATCGGCCAGATCAACGAGATAGACCGGCGGTGGTATCAAGAACTCATCTGCACTGAGAAGGCCGCCACATGAGTCTCCCAGAAGCCCCAGAAGCGTTTCTGTACGCCCGGCTGACCAGCCAGACGGCGGTTTCATCGCTGATCGGCACCCGCGTGTTTCCCATGATCGCCCCGACGGGCACGCCGCTGCCGCTGGTGGTCTACCAGCGCACGGCCGTGGACCGCCCGCAAAGCCTCACCGGCAATGTCGGCAATCCCGTTGTGACGCTGCAGCTGACCACGTACGGCACGTCGTACACCTCGGTAAAGTCCATCGCTCGAGCACTCCGCCTGGCGGTGGACGGGTGGACCGGCACCACGGCTGGCGTGACGATTCAGCGGACGACGTTGCAATCGGAAGCGGACGGCGTGGACATGCCGCAGGATGATCAGATGCTGCCGTATTACACAGTGGAACAGACGTTTGATTTCCGCATCAATGAGGCCACGTCGTGACCCGTCCAATGGTGCAATTGGAAATCCCCGACATGCGGGATTTGGTGGAAGGGTTTGCGGCGTTGCCTCGCAACCTTGCCGCCAGAACGCAGGGTGCTGCACTCGGCCGAGCGATCAAGCCAGCCGTGGCGACACTGAAACGCACGACGCCGGTAGGCCCGACTGGCAACCTTCGCCGTGCCGTAACGTCGAAGACCAAACGTTATCCCAAAAAAGGTATTGGCGTGGCCATGGTTGGCTACATCAAACCAGGCTCGGGCAAGATTCCAAGCGGCCGTGGAAAACGCAAAGACTTGTCGTACCACCAGTTTTTGGTGGAGTACGGCACCAAGCCACGTATGACCAAGAGTGGGGCCAATCGTGGCAGTTCTACGGCCCGCATGCCGGTGCAAATGGCATGGCGATCGGCCGAAGGCATTGTGAAAGCCAATCTAGAAAGCGAACTGCGGGTTGGCCTTGATGGTGCCATAAAGCAACTTCGCAACCCAAAGGCACGCAAGGCATACGGCGGTTAACTGCAAGGATTCCAGCCCCATGCCCTAGCCTGTGGGCAGGGCTGTGCCGCCCACGACTCACGAGGAGATACGCCACATGGCTGCCGATTCGCAGGGATCCACATTCGTTTTCTCCGGTGCAACGTACACCGCGACCAGCGTCACCGTGACGCCCGGCGGCGATCTGCTGGACAATTCGCACCTTGGCCTGGCCAGCGGTGCCAATCGCACCTATCAGTCGCCGGCCCTGCTTGACAACGAGATCAGCTGTGAGGCCTACGGCACGGCGGTTGTGGCGATCGGTACGTCTGGCAATTTGTCGTTTGCCAGCGCGACCTACACCGCCACGGTTTCAAGCTCGAGCGTGGCCTACGCCGTTGGCGAACTGGTCAAGCAGTCGCTCACCTTCAAGGTCAAATAACGACGGGAGGCCGTCGTGGCGAAGGTATCGCAAGGCACGACCGTGGAGTGGAACGGCGTGCAGTTTGGGGAAGTTCTGTCCATCTCGGTGGACGGAATCGCCTCCGACGTTGTTGACGTGACGCCACGCACTTCAGCCAATCGGCAGCGAGTCTTCTCGCCGGCCGACGTTGATAATGGCACCGTCACGCTCACGCTGCGTGGCGCTGCCGGAATGGTGTCCAGCAATGTTGGCTTGACTGCTGCGTTAGCAATAGGTGGGCCCAACGCATCGTGGTCATTCCCGGTGGCTGTATTTCAGACGCTGGGCTGGCAGGCTGCCGTTGGCGAACTGCAGTCGTACAGCGTGACATTCAAAGTAGGAGCGTGACGTGAGTTTGACCGACGACATTCTGTCCGCCGACCAGGCACAATCGCTCAAGGTGCATGTGCCTGAGTGGAAGTGTGACGTGTGGATCCGCACGCTACCGCTCGGCGATCTCCAAGCGTGGGAGCTTGAGTGCCTGCGGTCCAAGGGTGATGGCGTGGACGACTACCGCACTCGGTATCTCAGCCGGTGCTTGGTGGACGCCGACGGCAAGCAACTGTTCTCCAACGATCAACTGAAAAAGGTGAGCGGCAAAGTCGGCGCTCGGTTGTTCAAGATCGCACAGAAGCACAACGACCTGGACGACAAGGAAATCGAGGACATTGGAAAAAACTGATTGACCGGCCGCTGGACGCATTCCCGCTGTTGTTGGCCGGTCACTTGGGAATGACGGTGCGGGAACTCGGGCAACGCATGGACGTGGCCGAGTATCGACAGTGGCTGGCATTTCATCGGTATGTGAACCCGCTAGGAGGCGAGTGGAGGCAGACGGCAAGACTTGTGGCGGCAACGCTGGCTCCGCATTGCGGGAAACGCAGGCCGCCTCGAGAAGAAGACTTCATGCCAATTGATAAGCCGCCGATGACGGCGGAACAAATTGCGGCGGAACTCGGCAAACTCAGTCGGTGACGTATGGCAAAAACTCTTTCCCTCGTGATGCAAGCCAGCATGAGCGCTGGCGGCATGACGAAAGGTGCGGACGAAGCAGCCAAGGCGTGCCGTCGTGTGGGCGATGCTGCCAAGCAGACGGCCCGTGATGTGTCTGTGCTGAAGAGTTTGGCGATTGGAGCGACCGTCGCCAAAGGCATCGGGCTGATTGCGGATGCATTTACGACCGCGGGCCGTGCTGCGTTGTCGTATGCGGCTGGTGTCGCCAACAGTGTTGATCAGATGAACGACCTGTCTCAACGCATTGGCGTCAGCGTTGAAGCCCTGCAAGTGTTCAACATGGCCGCCAAGCTGGCGGGCGTTGAGGACGGCACTCGGGCGCTGCAGAAGCTCAGCGTTGAGATCGGGCAAGCCGCCGAAAGCGGCAACACCGAAGCATTCACCCGCCTTGGCATCGACTTTGAAAAGCTGCAGGCAATGTCGCCCGAAGAGCAATTCCGGGCCATCCAGCAAGCAATCTCGGCGCTGCCAACGCCAGCCGAGCGTGCAGCTGCTGCCGTATCCATGTTCGGCAAGGCTGGCGTCGAGCTGCTGCCGTTGATGAATCAGAACCTCGCCGAAGTCGAGGAACGCATGCGGCGGTTGGGCGGCATCGTTGGTGACGACCAGGTCGAAGCCATCGGCAGCATGAACGACGCACTGGACATGGTGAAAGCCACGTTTGACGGCATTATCGGCAACGTGGTTGGCAATCTCGCGCCGGTCGTGGAATCGCTGGCGAACGATTTTCTGGCGTTTGTTGAAGAATGGAACAACATCGGCGGCCAAAACGGCACGATTGCCGACACGATTTCCAATGCGTTGCTGGACGTGGCGGATTATTTTGCCGGCATCTTTGATACCGCCATGGCCAACTTCGATGGCTTTGGCGTCACGCTGCAAGAAGTCGGTGCCGTGTTTGAGTTTGTCGGGAACGTGTTCACCGCCGTGGCAGAAACGTTGCGAGCTGCATTTAACTTGTTCCAAATCGCTGGCAATGCACTTGCGGTAGGGCTTGGAAAATTTCTTGAGGGTATTGGTTCGTGGGTATCGAGCGGGCTGGAGCAATTCGGCAAAGACCTTGCTGAAAACGCTGCAAAACAAGCTGAGCAAAACTCACGAGAGATGGAGGGGGCGGCTTCAAACGCGGCGTCGGCTGCCAATCGTGCTGTGTTTGGTGGAAATGCGGCTACTGGCGCAGAAGGCCCAGCCAGCCGCGCTGTTGATAAAGCTCGTCAACGAATGAACGACCCGGAAGCGAGGGCCGAGCGGGAACGTCAGCGGCAACAGAAAGCAGCCGACGAAAAGGCCGCGCGCGAAGCAGCTGCCGCCAAGGCCAAGGCAGACAAGGAAGCAGCTGACGCCAAGAAGCGACAAGACGAAGCCGCTAAGAAAGCCGCTGCCGTTGACGAGAAAATGGCCGCCAAGCAGGGCGACATCGCCGCCATTGAGGCCGAGAAGGCCGCCGCCCTCGGCGGCAAATCCAACGAGTCACTCAAGGCCAACGACGTGCGCTCCAGCGAGGGCATGGCTCAGTTCTTGGCATTGGCCACGGGTCGTGAAGATCCCGCCTTGGAAGAGAACCGCAAGACCAACATGAAGCTCGAGGAGATCCGCAAGGAACTCCGAGCCCTGCAGCAGGAAAAGGTTGAGATTCTGGGGGCTGCGGCATGAGCGTCGTAAAAACCACCGAACTGGCGAACATATCGGCGAGCCGCAAGTTTGGCGAGCCGCCGAGTTTCCAGCGTCGCTGGGTCGTGGAAGTGGACGATCCGACCACTACGCAAGTCGATATCAGCAAAGGCCCCAATGTGTTGTTTCTGGACGCTCACCCGGAGGCCAACTATTGCTTGGCCATGAACGTCAGCGTGTCGAACTACAACGGTTCACGCTGGCACTACGAAGTCGTCTGGGACTACGAACTTCCTAAGCAAGAGAACCCAGACAGGAACCCGTTAGCCAGGCCCGACATTTGGAAGTGGACCACCGGCGGGCTGCAGGTGCCGGCGCTGTACTACTACGACGGCGATACGGTGAAACCACTGCAAAACACGGCCAACGATTTCTTTGAGGGTGCCACCACCGACATCAGCACGCTGCAGGCGAGCATCAGCAGCAATCGAACCACGTTTGACTACGCCTTAGCGACTGCGGTCACCAACTCCGTGAACAGCGATGCGTTCCTCGGCGCGGCTCAGTACACGTGGAAATGCTCTGGCATCAGTGGTCAGCCTGCCGTTGAGGTGGTCAACGAGCAGGAAGTGCGGTACTGGCAGATCGAGATCACGCTTGAGTACCGACCCGATGGGTGGCCGCTGCAGCTGCCGAACGTGGGCTACAACTACATCGACGGCAGCGACAAGAAGCGCGTGTGGGTCTGGAACGACGACAAGACCGAGCGTGTGCCCGCCAGCAATCCGCAGCCGCTGAACAATTCCGGCGGCCTGTCTACCGGTGCACCGACGATTCTGAGCCGTCGAGTGCATCGCGCCGTTCAGTTCGCTTCCTATTTCGGCACGCCCCCTCAACGCTAGGTGACCTGTGGCAGACGTGAATTATTCGATCAACGCAACCGTGTCCAAAGGCAATCTGAACCAAACGTTCGCCGCTGCAGGCGTGACCTCCAGCATGACCGTCAGCGGCGTGAACACGCTGACGCTCACGCCTGGCACGAACGCTGCCGGAACGGCCGCCATCAGCACGGCGTCGATGTCCAGCGTGGGCATGTTCTTCGCCCGCAACTTGTCCACGGTCAGCACGGCCACGGTGTCGTTCGGGCAGCTGTCCAGCGGATCGCTGGTGCCGACGGTTGCCCTGCGTGGCGGCGAGGCCGCCGTTGGGCGGTTGGCGGCTGGCAACTACGCGGCACAGTCCAACCTCACCGGCACGCAGTTGATCATCACGCTGCTTGAGGGCTGACATGGGAAGCCAAGGAGCCAGCGGCGGACCTTCGCAGGGTGCTGGCAATAAGCAGTTCGTGAAGTTCAGCCGTGGCGCTGCCCAGCGCATCGCCAAGGCGGTGCGAACTGTCGAGCAGGGCAACCGTGATCAGCAGGGCGTGTCGTTTGGCCATCAGCCCATGCCCGGCAAGGTGTTTCGTGTGTGCACCTTCACGGGGTCGTGGTCAAAAAACACCGATCACGTTGTGACGTTACGCAATCAAACCGCCACGCTGCTGGCCACAAATATTTTTGCCGACATCGTGACAACCACGTCGCCTAAATCGTGCGCCATCGCCAAAGACGGCACCGCGTGGTATCTGATTGCAGCGGAGTGCT